CCTTACGGCACTTGACTAATGCACCAGAAGCATATGCACTTGGCCAAATCTTATAACGTGACTTGACCTTATGGTAGCAAGCGTCCTTCTTTTCTGAGACTACTTCACCTTCTGGTTCGAAATGTGCTACCTGAGTGGTTTTCTTGGAAGATGCTGTTTTTACGGGAATAGATTTTCTAATATCTTCAATTCTCCGACGAAGATAGTCAGGATCTTGAACTGGTCCTGTCTCACGACCACCATATGGTTTTGAACCAGGCATTCCTTTATCATATTGACCTGCGTATCTTTCAGTTAGTTCTTCTCTCCAGTTGGAGTATGACTCTGTTTTATTTTTGTCTTTTTTGGGTTTTGGCATTGGAGATGTAATGGGAATGATGTCTCTTAGTTCTCCACCTGCAGATTTTACTGCTTTACCGAAAACAACATTAGGGTTTTGATTTCCCATATAGAAGGCTTCACTGGTTACAATCTTTGCCTTACCTTTTCTATCTGGGTTTGGATCTTGTCTACGCTTCCTAGTAGTTCTTCTTTTCTTTTCTTCTGGAGACATTGCTGCCGCATCGTCAGCATCTCTACAGAATGGTTTTGACTTTTGACCTTTCTGCTTAGCACAAGGTTTTCCTTTATATTTTCCTGATACTTGTACCCAACCATCACCTTTGAACCAGTCACGAAGTGAGTAGTCTTTGTCTTTAGCAGACTTACCATCACGATTACCTTCGGTGACAGTTCCTTCCAAACACTGGCAAGGATCTTCATTGCAGATGGGACATGCTTGCTCCATATAAGATGATGCAGCTTCCGTATCGTGTTCGGCATTTGTAATCTTTGCCTGAACCCAAGCTGGTAAGTTATCCTTGTCAGTCTTTTTAGAAAGAACTTTTGCAAGTTTTTTTAGATTGTCTGCAGATTTTTCTACCTGCTTTTTAGCCATTGATACTTCATGATCATCCTTCTCATAGTTCTTTGCTTCTTCCACTTTCTTCCTTCCTTGACAGTGTGCTCTTTGTGAGAAACCTTTTGGGTTCTTACAGTCGATAGACTTCTTATATTTCTGAGACCAACCTTCGCTTACTGCTCCACCATTACCATTGCTACCGTTACCGTTACCATTTTTCTTGGTTTCAGTAGACTCTTCTCCAGACTCGGATTCTTCATGCTCATTATCCTTCATCAAACGACCAGAAGGCATAACATGATGCCCTACAGGAATCTTTTTACACTTCTTTGAAGTGAAGCAATAATAGTAACCCTTTTTGCAGGATTTTTTCATTATTATTAGTCTTGAGTCTTATTATTATTTAGAAAACCTTGCTTGAGTAGTTTCTGAAGTTCTGATGTGGATCCAACAAATACTGCATTGTTTGTGACGGTATTTGGTCCCTTGTTATTAGCAACGTCTTCCTCTACATCCTTAAGTTTCTTTTGCAAATCAATCAGTTTATCTGTTGTATCGGCAACACTCTTGATTAACTGACCAGCAACTTCATATGCTCTTGGACTTCCCCCTTCGCCAGCAAGTTCCATGATTCCATTGATTGCCTCTTGTCCCTTTTCAATAAGAGAATATAAGTTTGCCCTTGTGTATTCATAATCTTTTTTAATATCAGTCTTCTGCTCAGGTTTTTGAATACTACTTGGAGTATCATCAACCTCAACAATACTACTCTCAACATTGAGAGCTTGATCAATGGAATCAAATTCAGACATAAGTTATTAAATATCAGATTGTTGTGTGGGACTATAGGATTTGGAATCACCGAAGTATTCCCAGGTTTCCGTAAATCCAAAGTCATCACCTGGATTAGCATCAATTGGATCTGGTACTGCTGTGTATCTGACTTCTCTCTTCGCAGTTTGTGTATTTGTATCAGCGTACATATCAACAATAACCTTACGAATGAGACCTTCTGGATTATCAGCAACAGGTCCGAACAGATAAGTTTTGGCGGTAAATTGTAAAGTATATATCAGTGCTCTTCTTGTGGAAAAATCACCCTCATAGTCATCCTGCATTGCAACACTATTCAGAACAACTGGAATATCTCTTTTTTCTCCAATTGACTCTACAAGGTCAATAGTTAAATTGAATGATGGTTGAAAATAAGGTAAAATCTGTTCAACAACCTGAAGCGCATCATCATTAAGTTTGCAGAAAATACTAAGTTCAAATCCAATATTATATGGTACAGGCATAAAAACCTTCTTCATTCGATCATTATTATCGACTGCTCTAAAAGTCTGAGTTATACCAGTTTTTCTAGATGCATCATACTCAATAGAAGTCATTTCGAAAGACATTCTAGGTAGAGTAATCTGAACTGGTTTATCCAGATTTGCTTGCTGCTCAAGTCTTGCTAAAAACTTTTGGGCAGGACCATATGCTAATGGAACACTAATAACACTATTAATATTTCCACTAGCATCTTTATGTTTGATTTCAATCTGATTAAACAGAGTTCCAAACGCTATAATTGTTTTACGAATAATTTCGTGATAGTAATAAGTTCCTAACATTAGTAAGTACCGAATGGATTAGACTCTGAGAAATCGATTATACTGTCTGCCTGCAATTCAATCTCTTCATTTTGCCTGTATTTATCTGTCTCTGTGTTTGCCGCAGAAACTTTGGTCTCATAAGCAGCACCAGACTTGGATCCAGTAATAATTTCACCTGGATAGAATGTACCAGTTGTAATACCGACTCTAAGGATATTGGTATCGGTATCCCAATTTTTGACTCTTGCTGAAGCACCAGATCTTGAACCAGTTACAACTTCGTTGAACCAGTATGTTCCAATACCAGTTGTTGCAGCTGTTGCAACTGTTACGGTTGGTGCAGAGAAGAATCCTGCTCCAGCATCTGTAATATTGATTGAACTTATAGTTCCAGCAGCACTTACAATTGCCGTTGCAGTCGCTGGTATATTTGGTGAGAGTGATGGTAGTGAGAAAGAAACTGATGGCGCAGTAGAGTATCCAGCACCTCCATTATTAACAACAATACTGATAACACCCTTCTTGTCGGTAACGATTCCACAAGTAGCAGCAGCACCAGTTCCACCACCTCCACTGATAGTAATAGTTGGTGCTACGGTATATCCGGCACCAGCATTTGTAAGAATAATTTCTCGAATTGAGGTTATACTATTTCTAGTTGTTGTAATAGCAACTGCTTGAGCATCAGTTCCCCCAGAAGGTGCCGTTGTAATAGCAACTGTTGGTGTACTTGTGAATCCAGAACCATCATTATTCAGGAATATTTGTCTTACATAACCAGTTCCAATGGTAGCAGTTGCTGTTGCTCTTGTTCCACTGGAGTACATTGATACGTCAACAATATATCCAATATCTTCTAGAACTTCGTCTATTTCATCAATAGAAGTATCGAGAACTTCATCTTCATATTCGAAGAGTTCACACTGAAGTTCATAAACGTAATTTTTACCTAACTGGTAAAAAGGTTTTTCGTGCTCAACAAACTTTACTTCAAATAATCTCTTTCCAAGAGGGAAATATACTAAATCACCTTCTCTTGGTCTATTAAAAACTGCAATTTCATTATCATCTTCACCTTCCAAAAATGGGGAAATAAAGTCTTCAAACCTTTCCCTTGATATTACAAGTGATACTTCATCTCTAACACTAACACCAAATTTAGTCATAATATCACCAGCACCACTATAACCATCGTAGTTATTGAGATATGCTTCCAATAAGAAGTTATCGTCAAAAACTGACGACTGTATCTCTTCAAGAATAGTTTGTTTTCTTACAAACTTTCTTGGAATATAAGTTACTTCAACCCCATATATTTTGAGTTGCTCGTTGATCAACTCTTGTATGAGTCTTTGTTCTCCTGAAGAACCTTGTAAGAAAAAAGGATTAAGTGCCATTATCCAATAAAGTCGAGAGGTGGTAGTTCATAATCCATAGACATGCGAGATTGAATCTCAGCAAGTTCTCTTTCGGCATCATCATATAACTGTCTACCGTTAAGTTCAATTCCACCAGGAAGTTTTACACCATTGAACTTGATTAAGTTTTGACCCCACTGACGCTTGATGAGAGCAGTCAGATATCTCTTTAAGAAACTATCATTATAAACACCAGTATATGAATCTGGATCTAAAATTCTGTGGCAGTCAATAACAATATAATCATTTTCAGTCATACTCTGCCAATCAACATCTAGATATAACCTATCTTGCCTCTTGTTATATCTTATCTGCTTATCTGGAGTTAATAGAAAATCAATATCTTCCAAATATGTTTTGGTCATTGCATACTGAAGAAGTTCAACTGAATTGAAGTAGTAAAGGTCATTCAAAAACAGTTGATACTTGATACTAAACATTCCTCCAGAAATGGAACTAGTATCAAACTTAAAAATCTTTTCAATTCCGATAACTGAATCTGGAACTTGAATAAAGTTAGAAGTTTCGTAATAGTTTGAAGTGGTTGTGCCGTATCCACTAATGGATGTTGATGTAGCACTTGTGGTTACAATACCCGTTGTATTGGTGCTTCCACTCTCATTTGATGCTCTTCCTCTGTCTAAGTCTGCCTGAGTAAATCTATACTTCAGATACATTCTTTCAACACCATCAAAATGACGCTCCTGAAAATATTGAAGAGCATCATCTACCAGGTCGTCAATTTGATCATCATCAACGTTGATCTCCAACACTGGAGCGCCCAAACGTCTCAAACAATAATCGATAAGTCCTTGGCGTGTTGATGGTTTTGCCATTAGAATTCCTCAGCAGATAAATTATCCGTCTTTGTAGGTTTTTTTCTTGTTGATATTTTGCTCAACTCTTCTTCTTGTTCAGCATTTTTCTTCTTTAAAGCTTCAATAGTTTGGTTAGCAACCATAATCTTTGCTTCCAGAGCAACAGTTTGTGAAAATAAATCTGATGCTTTTTGTTGATATACAAGAATTAGACTTCTATAATCAGTTTCATTCATGATTGAATACAAAAAAAGGTGGGACTAGCCCACCTGTATTTATAATCGCTAGTTAATACTAGAACGAACCACCATCGATAGTGATATTTTCTAGACTTCTTGTAGTTCCACTACAGGAAATAACTTGTGATTGACCAGCACAATCATTGACCCACAGAGAACCAATTTCAAATCCTGCATATGTGATACTACCCATAACGCTGGTAGTTTCTGTAACTTCAGAAGCAACTACGATTCTTCCAGCACTGTCGTCCCAGAACATAGCAGCGGTCTTAGCGGAACCGCTGTAGTAATGTAGGACAATACCAACGTCAATGTTTGCGTCGGAAGAAGGAGCAACAAGTGAACCACCGCTGTTGACTAGACCAACCTCAATCAGAGAATCTTCAACTTTCAGAGTCTCTGTATTGATGATGGACTGAGTTCCAAGAACGGTGAAGTTTCCGTTAACAGTCAGATCATCAGCAACCGTAACTGTTCCACCAGTTGAATCGAGTGTTAGACCACCAGATGAGGTAGAAACTGTGTTACCATCAATGGTTACGTTATCAACAGCAGCGGCACCCGTTACGGTAAGTGTAGTACCATTGAAGGTTAGGTTTCCACTATCCTCTAGTTCTCCAGAGGTTCCAGCAAGAACAACTCTTCCTGAGGTGAGGTCGCTAATTGCGGCACTGGAGGCGACTAATGCACTACCACCAGATACGTTTAGACCACCGTTGAAGTCAACAGCACCAGTTACGGTTAGACCAGCACTAACAACAGCGTCCTTGGTAACTGCGATAGAGTCGGTAACTGTAACATCACCGGTAACTGTGAGAAGTGAACCGTTGAAGGTTAGGTTTCCGCTGTCCTCAAGAGCACCAGAAGTACCAGCAAGAACAACACGACCAGATGTTAGATCACTAACAGTAGCAGATGAAAGTGTGGTTTCCGCACCAGAAACATCAAGACCGCCATTGAAGTCAACAGCACCAGTTACGGTGAGAGCAGAACCAACAGAAGCATCTTGAGTTACTGTTAAAGAATCACTAACAGTAACATCTGAAGAGAATGTTGATACTCCAGTTACATTAAGACCGCCAGCACCAACTCTTAAACCATTACCACTGTAAGTAAGATTTGCACTATCTTCTACAGCACCACCAGTTCCAGCAAGAACAACTCTTCCAGAAGTAAGATCTGTAATTATTGCCGAGTTTACACTCAGATCAGTACCATCATAAGTAAAGTTTGCATCGTCTTCAAGAGCACCACCAGATCCTGCAATAACAACTCTATTATTTGTTAGATCTTCTACTGTTGCAGAAGCAAGTGTTGCTTCTCCACCAATATCTAATCCACCATCAAACGTACCAATACCAGCAAAGTTGGCGTGTCTCCACTGCTTGTTAGCATCTCCACCAACGTCATATGTATTGTCGTCGTTTGGAACAAGACTTGAAACAAACTCACCAGCAACATTGATATCATCGGTGTTAGCATCACCGAGGTTGATTGTTCCACCCCTAAAAGTTACAACACCAACGAACTCTGAGTATCCCTGAACGTTTAGGTTTCCACCAACGGTTACGTTCTTATTAACACCAAGACCACCGTCAATTTGGAAAGCACCAGTATTAGCATCTCCAAGAGTATTGTCGGTAGTATTCGATACCGTGGTGATACCAGAGATATCAACTTCACTGTTGATATCTACAAGTGTCGTATTAAATGTAGCGATGCCAGTGAATACTGGGTCAGCAGAACCACTTCCCCATGATAGATTTCCGTTTCCGTCATTAGTGAGGACGGTATTGGAAATACCCTGTGTTCCGGGGAAAGTGTAAGTTACGATACCAGCAAGAGATGCTGGAGCAGCAAGACTGATATAATCCGAACCGTTTGAACTTCCTTCAACAAGGTTGACTGCAGAACCAGTGCTAGCAGTCTCTACTCTCCAGAATCTAGATGAACCAACGAATTTATTGGTTGACGTTTCTGATGTTAAACCGACATAAAGATCGTATCTATCGGTTGTAAACCCGGGTTCACCTGCCCTCAATCCTGGGAGATTACTAAAAAGACCCCTCTTAAACTGTAATACAGGAGCAGCCATTTTTTAACTTTACCTTTTTATGTATTTATCTTATAATAAAGTTCAAAAACTACCATAATCGATTACATCGTCAGATACGGCGTCAGCAAGATCTAGTATTTCTGCTGGAGTGACGTGTATGTATTTATTTGTTGTAGAATCATACATTAAAAGTGTATAATTCGCCTTGTCAGTCGCATCAATATCAGTCAAATCTCCAACAGCAGCTGTTGAAGATCTATTAGAGGCAATGACTTTGATTCCCTCTCTTTGACCTACCCTTACTTTGATGTTTGCCATTAGCGAGTAACTCCCTTACTTACTAACACCATTCCCTCAACAACTCTGGTCATATATGAAGCAGAATTTGTAACAACTACATCATAAACATACCTACCTTCTTTTAGGTTTGCTGTTTGTGATGTGGATAATCCAATTGTAATTTGCCCAGTACTACTTCCAGTAACAGTAGAGGTAAATGTAGTTACACCAGTAGCACTTGGGTGTTTTCTCATCTCAGATTTAACCGTATACCCATTCAAATTCAGTGCAGAATTAGTTCCAGCATCTTCTAGCGTGAAAACTTGACTAAAATCAGTTCCACCATTGATAACAATATTACTAACGTAAACAGACATCTTATCAAATGGTCTTTACAAGTATTTATGCTAAACCAGAGATAGCAAAATTCTTAATAACTTCTTGTTGTTTCAGATAAAGTTTAAAATAAGACTTAGCGAAGTTTTTTAGTTCATCAACGTCTAACTCATCAATAAGTCGAGAGTACTTTTCGTACTCAAACATTTTATTCATCGACTCTAGTTGAATTTTGTCTGGGTCCATTGATGATCTCCATAAGTAGGGATTTAATTTCACTAATATCTTCTTTTATCTGATCGATTTCCTCTCTTTGTTTTTTCTTTTCTGCTCTCAATTTAACATATTGTAAATACTCCGCAGTATCAGTATTTACAATAGCACCTGAGTCTTCACGAAACAGGTGCTTATGACCTTCAACTCTCTTCATATTATGCTAGGGCAATAGTTCTCAGATCCTTGAATCTTGGGGATTTTGCTTCATTTGTTCCGTTCATAACGATCTTGATTCTGAAAGCATTGAACTGCTCAAGTTCATCAGCACTAAACTGATACTCAAGGAACTCACCATCATTACTTGCGCGTACAAATGCGTCCGCTCTACCACTATTTAATGTAGAATCAACAACGGAATCTCCATAACCATCACCATCAGTATCCTTCAGGTTATCATAACCTGGGAATAGTTCATATGCCTGCTCAACTCCATTTGAATCTGCTCTAAAGAGTTGATAAAGAACTCTAAAGTCTGCAGAAGAGTGGCGATAGGCAGAAACAAGAACCTTGAGTGATGTCGCTGGTTGCTTCAGTCTAACTATGCTTGTAGCATAAACTGCGCTATGTGGATCCTCTTGTACAAGATTGACCCTACCATCAAACGCATAATCACTAACTGGGTTATTCAGTCTATTTCTACCAAATACAATGGATGCTGTGGAAACATTAACAGCAGGAGAAAGGTTTGCATCTGCTGTCTGCATTGTTAGACCAAGTGTGAATGACTTGTTCTTTGGTAGAGATGTTAATCTCGTTGTTTCGTTGATTTGTGAAGCAACCATTCTAGAAGTGGTCAATTCATTTACATTGTTAAGTTCGATAGTTTCATATCCCTGGTCAGTAAATGATACTTCAGAACCACCAGCACTTGTAGCAGAAACCGTTCTGATTTGTGCTGAGAGTGATGTACTTTCACCTGGAGTTAAGACACTGAATTGTGGATCAACTCTATTATATTGAACGTTCTTAGTTGCAGAAGCATCCTTTCCACCAACAGTATTCTCATCGGTGAAACTTAACTGACTGTCTCCAGAAGTTCTAGTTCCACGATCAATTTGTAGGTGATAAGTATCAAAGTCTCTTAGTGACTTGAGAGCAGTGTCTGATGGTAGGTTATGTTGAGTATTGATTCTGGTGAGAGAGATACCATTTAACTCATATGGATATACTTTATCACTAATGTTGTGTGTTCTAATCAAAGAACTATCAATTCCTCTAGTTCCAATACCAAGTGTACCAGCTCCGCCGCCGCCAGCAACAATAGAGTTGTAGAAGATAATCTCATTATTTACTTTCAAGTAACCTTGGGAAGTTGAGATACCTTCGAACGTTGCAAATAGTGATGTATTAGCAACCGAAATAGTGGTATCGCTAATAGCAAGTTCGGCATTCAGTGTGGTTGGAATTGTATCTGGTGCTAGATCAGCAAGAACAACGACGTTATTGTCGGCGTGCATTCCATGATTTGCCTGAGTTACTTCAATAACTCTTCCATCATAAAGGTTGCTAATAACGTCAGAGTCACGGATATCAGTATTAGCATAAGCAACAGCAGTGCTTGCATCACTGTAAACAACCAAGTCTTGACCAGCAGTAAACTCTTCACCCTGAACATTTGTTAGATACAGGGTATCTTTTCCAGTCAGAGTAGCAACAGAAATCTGTGCGTTCTTACCTTTCACAACGCTTGAAGTGGTAATGCCTAGGATGTCTCCAACAACATATCCATTTCCAGCAAGGGTGATAGTTGGTGTTCCTGATACAGCACCACCAGAGAAGGTGATCGAAGCAGTAGCACCACTTCCATTACCTGTGACTGAATATAGAGGAACATCAGTAAACGTGCCTGTGCTATATCCAGCACCAACTCTATTTACGGAAACTGTATTGAGGTTTCCACCAACTTGCTCAATGTATCCACTGATAGCAGAGGCAGTTGTACTATCACTTACCTTCTTACCGATAGTAAGAATACTATCCATAGAAGTGGTAGTTGTAATACCAACCTTCAGTTTTCTTGGTAAAGTCTTGATTGAGTTTTCATTAAGTTTACCGACATTTGTGTCTCTGGTTCCCAATGATGGGTTGTAGAAGTATGCTACACCAGGAGTTGTGGTAAACTCTGCCTTATAAAGTTTGAACTTGAGATCTTCAAACTGGTTAGCAGTCCAAATAGTACCATTTTGAGACTTAAAGAGACTTCCTCCAACATATTGCTTGGTAGCAATGACGCTTTCGGCATCAGGTAGAGTTGAAGTGTTTACAGTCTTCTCACCCATTCTAGCGATCCAGACCTCATAAAGATCTGAATATGGTGAAAGAAGAACTACAGCATACTCAGTATCTGCTTCCAGGTAAACTGGTGATGGGAATTTAATGTTAGTTGCTACCGAAGCATCTCTTGATGTCTGGATTTCGGATGGATCAAGAGTAACTCTTGAGTATTCTGTTACAAGATTCTTTGTAGGAATACCCAGTTCAACTGTTCTCAGTTCAACGAAGAGTTTTTCACTGTCGTCTTTGTTGGCGAAGAATACATCAATACCAGTCATGAATGCACCACTTTCATCAACAGTGAATGACTGCGCTAGTGGGTCATATCTTTCAACTTCAGTGATTCTCTCAAAGATGTTGATTCTACCAGTGGTTGTATAGTTTGTTTCAGCACTACTGATAAGTGTACTTCCAGGTAGTTGTGCCTCGTTAGTAGCACTAGAAGTCAGTCTGAAGGTCTTAGTACCAGTGGTGAATCTTAGTGGGGGTGGTGGCGATGCTAGTGGGTTCCTGAAGAACATAGAACCATAGATATCACCAAACGTATCGGCAACGAGTCTGATATTTGCTACCGATGCTTGAGCACCACTTGTTTCGCCAAGAAGTACCATTCCAGTTGTAAGATATCCATTATACTTACCAAGAACTTCTTCCTGAAGTGCTTCAACGTCAACGTTTAGAACGGTAGAAGAAGCGGAGTATGAAGTTGGAAGAGTAATAGACTTATTGTATGGGTTCAGACTGAAGGTAGTTGTTGGACTTCCACCTGGTCCAGTCTTGTGATTGGGTTGAACAACTCTACATGTGAATAGATTTGATCCACCAACATAACCTCTTACAGTCTCACCGACCTGGAATACGCCAGAGGTCATGGTGATTTCTACAAGTTTTGGAACGATATCCAGACCACTTGTGCTATCGAAGAAGTGGTAGTGTCTTGCTAGAGGTCTAAGACCAATAGCCTTGAACAGTACGTTTCTTGAGCGAATGTGTGGATCTGGTGTAGAAGAAGATAGAACCGTTCTTGATCCAACAACTCTTGTAGCACCACCAGAACCACCAACGGTTCTAGTTCCACCGTCTCTAACAATGGTTCTTGTCCAACTATCAGTCTTTGGACTTAGTTCGATAGCACCATTGAACTCAATGACGTTGAATGGGTTGACGTTTTCAACTCTAGTTGCTAAAGGTTGTTCAATCCATGACTTTTCAGTGTACTTGAGGGTGATTAGATCACCAGTCTTTTGAACATTCGAGTCGAGTAGACTTAAATCTTCACTGAAGTTAGCAGTCTCCAGATTAATCGATGGGTCAAGTGCTGGTTGTGGTGATAGTGAATGGAAATCAATAGGAGTGATTAGTTCATTATCAGCAGTATCAATATCAGCAGTTGTTTGTGCTCTATCTAATCTCTGATTATCTTTGAAGTCATCGACAAAGAAACCAGACTTATATCTATCCAAACCATCAACATCTCTGACTTGTAAAGTCTTGGTGTTAAGTTCAAGGAGTGAAAGTGAAGTTACAGTCTCAAGATTTTCGACTCTATCTTCAATCTTTCCAATATCTCTCATGGTATATCTTCTATTATCAACAACAGTAACCACTGCGTCACTGGTGTCGTAGAGATATGCTGGTAGAGAAATTGTTCCAATCTCCATAGCATCATCACTGTTTGATGGTGCCTTTGGATTTTCTGCAGATGCTCCTTTGATTATGTTGAAAGCACCTTCTTTGTTCAGTACTACCTTATCAATTCTTGGTAAGTAGAAGTCGTATCCAATTAGAGAACTTTCGTTAGGTGCAACAACCAATGTTGGGTTAATACCAGCAGTTGCAAATGTTCTACTATCAAAATCAAATGGAGATGTTGTTGTTGAAGTGAACTGAGCAACTCTTGGTCTGAAGTCAAGAGTATCAGTTGCTCTTCTACCATCACTCATTAGAGGGATGTCGGTTGTATATCTATCGGAAGTATATGAGTTTACCGTATAGAGGTTACCAGCATCATTTGTAGGAATAGTATAGTGGTTGAATATAATTAACAGTCTATGGGAAGGAATATAGTTATCACTTCCTCTAACAATTCTAGCGTAGTCGTAGAATTGATCTCTAACACCCTTATCTAAGGTATACTTAGTTGTAATGTCTTGATAGTTTCCTTCATTTACTGCCTGAACAGTTGAGATAATATTCGATTCTCCAAATGTAGCAATTTCACCAACAACAAACTTGTTAGCGTTTAGATAGACAATCTCAACTTTAGTTGCAGAGGATCTTGTTACTACCTGAGCAATAGCACCGCTAGTAGAACCAACGACTCTTTCACCAAGAATTGAGTTTGTATCTAATCCAAGACCAGATGGGAATTCAATAGAATCTAAAGTTGGAGCAGAAGTATCATAGGACTCATATATTGCTAGAACTTCTACAACATCAGGTAAATTCAGACAGATTTCTTTATCTTCAACTCTTGTACCATAGAAAGCACTTTCTGTAAGACCACTGATTGCAGTAGATATTCCAGAATTGGTGTTAATAACACTAACCTTTTCACTTCTTGTGAAGTTCTTGGTCTTGCTTGTGATTGAGTTCTTCTTGACTGTAGTATTAACAGTTACGTTGGATGATAGTGATGGAGTTAGACCAGTAAAGGTGATTGTCTGACCATTTGAACCAAGAGAAACCTGGTCGGAGGTCAAATCTTCAATACTTCCATCAGCATAGAAAACAGAGTATCTTTCAGTATCAAATGTTTCAAAGAAAGCACTGCTGATTCCTGTTGAAGAAACATTAATTGTTAGTGATCCTGTTGAACTTGTAGTTTGTTGCTTTAACTGACTGGATACTAGTAGATTTGAACCAGCAAGATTAACAGAGGCAATATTTTCTTCTTCTAATGGTGCAAAGAGACCACCATTATCTTGAACTAGTGGTACGCCAATAGAGAACGTAACATCGGTATTAGAACCAGGAAGAGCACCGTTACAGACACCACTGATGCTTTCTACAGCGGCAACAGTCATTGTGTTGTCGTTATTTACACTAACAACTCTGTTGAATGTCTCATCAGCAGTACCAGATATCTGATATCTGATGATAGTATCACTCTTAATACCAACAAAGTTCTTGCCTGGGCAACTTACTGCACCAGCACTAGTGATTCTGATTGTATCAGCAATACCGAAGTTCTTAGGAAGTTTTCTTTGAAGAACTAGGTCACCAATAAAATCAAGACTCATATCACTATCGATAGTATTAGAGTCTTGGTATAATGATTTTACATCTTGAATACCCCAAGATTTAACACTCTTGATAGTTCTTGAAACTTCTTTGGTTTCATTGATAAGAATTTGCTCACCTTCTATGAAGGTTCCAGATGTTTGAGAAATCTGAATCGTTGCACTTCCACCTGGGTTTGTAGTAAGATATCCAGATGCACCACTACTTACACCTCTAACATAAGAGCTAGCAGGAACTTCTGCATTAGTTACAGATTGGTTTAGGGTTAGTTGTGTATATGTCTGAACATCGAACAAATACAAATCCCACTCTGAAGCATCATTAGAATATGCAGCGTCAGTCAAACTGAATGAATAAACTCTTGCCTCACCAATTTCAGTTCCAGTTGCAGCAGTAGAAGATGAACCTCTTCTTTGATTCTGAAGTTTGACGATATTTGAGTTGTTATTGACGCCAAGGATAGGTGTTCCTTGAACGTTATTCAATCTCATCAGAGTTCCAAACTCAAATGGAACAAGCGCTGATGAAATAGATTTCTTATCTCTTGGTTTTTCTACATCAATATTAGTTGTAGAAATAGTTTCAATATCGTATCCCTTTACATAAGCTCTTCCAGGAGATACTTTTACGGTCAATAGATCTTCTGATGGTGTATTACCTTGATCAGTGCTTTGACCTGAGGTATATACTCCACCGTTTGATAGTCCATTATTCAATGACTCACTTACTTCTACACTGAATTCATCTACAGCATAATCCCCAGACTCTTCGAAAGTTCTCTTAGCGAAGTAGTCTCTGATTAAATTATAACTTGACTTATTCTGTAACTTTTTGATTTGTCCATTTTCAATTCTAATCAGTTCAACGAATGTCTTGTCGTCAAAATCTGTTAGAAGTTTTTTGGATAAAGTTAGAGAAATCTTTAATCTATCAGCACCTGGTGCTGCATAGTTGGAATATCCCTTAGCATTATCATATAGTGAATTATCATCCTTAGCAGTTACAAGTTCTTCAATAATGGTGAGACCAACTCTATATGAAGAATCTGCTCTATATGCGTCAAGAACAATCTTATCTTTTGCTACGTCTACAAATGTTCCTCTGATGAAATATACACCATCGGCAATACCTACAGAAGTACCAACTGCAGTAGCATCTTGATCTATTAGAGATGCAACAGTTTCTCCAGCATTTACTGTAGTATTTCCATAAGTGAATCCTGATTCTGTGATGAGAACTTCACCATCATTAAATGGAACTACTTCGCCAGCGTTGTCGGCATTTAGATACCTTACAAACAACGTTAGGTTTGTAATCCCTTCAGATTCTGATACGTCTAACCACTTATCGACAGTAGCAATGACTCCAGAGGTTTGTCCTCTGAGTTTCTTACCAACTAAATTACTTGCGTAGATGTTAACATCAATACCCAAGTGGTCAGAGTTGAGTTTTACTGAGTTATAATTAGCATCAAAGGTTACCCCACCAGGGATAACCATAGAACCTTCTTTAAAGATATGACTTCCAAACGATTCTATCTGATTTTGTAAGATAGACTGGAGAGTTGTTAGTTCTCTCGCCTGGATTGGATATCCTGGTTTAAATAAAACCCTGTAGAAATTATCATACTTGTCAAAGTCATCATAATAAGGGTTTATATTGAGATTCGTTTTCTGTGGCATTTTTTAGAATTCCAGGATAATTTTAACGTCTTCTTTTTGTCTAGAATTTCTGGTAATAGCGGGACGATTATCAAGATATACAATGTCCCCTGACCCTTTATTTATCTCTGGACTGGCAACTCCGTTTGTAAACTGAGTTCCGAGGGCAATCAATTTTGTTCCAGATGGATTGGTACTAATACCAGTAAATCCAGTATCAATAGAACCAGAGAAACCACCAGTTGAGGTTACAGCGTTTGCATTTGAAGCAAAGTCGTACAATTTAGCGTTTGTAGAAACACCAACGTAATCTGTAGCATCAAAGTATGTTTGGTTCAGGAAAGAATTTCTATCTTGGAAATACTTAAGAACCTTAGTCTCCGTATCATATGAAGCAACATACCCCTTAGCAGTTCCACCAGTCACTGCTTGACTAATCTTATCACCGACGGATACAGACCCAGTAACTGATGTGAATTTAATTCCACCCAGAGATGAGAATTGATTCTCTGTAAACAGACTTGTAGAACCAATAGAGGTTGGATTCTTTACAATACCAATCTGGGCAAATGTTACATCAGTTGGGAAATCTTTTGTTGAATCATCAAATCTAGCATAAACAAGAACTTTATCTGCACCAAGTTCTTTGTAAATATCGTAACCATGACCCTTTGATGGTGGGATGATTGGAATCAGTTTTGCCTTGGTTGATGAACTTGAGTTGATAGAACCCAAGTCAACCATACCATAAGTATAGTTTTTACCACCAGAAGAAACAACACTGCTCGTTATTTTTCCATTAACATCAACGTCAACAATAACCTTAGCTCCACTTCCATCACCCAGGATATTAAGTTCGTGGGAACCTTGAGAATACCCAAGACCTTGTGCATCAATATAAACTTTTTTTATCTGATTTTCATTTGTATCCGAATCACCATTATTTCTTACTGCGGAAATCTGAGCATTAGTGGAAGATGCCCAATCACTTGGTAGGGAAATATATTCAGTCGAGTCAAACTTAATAATATCACTTGGTGAAACCGTATACAGATACTTCCACAAATAACTATCACCACTTACACCAGCCTTAGATGGCTCTAAATCTGTAAATGTGGGTTCATCTAGAGAAGCATTACCGGCGGTATTAATTCCAGATGAACCATTATCAATACAAATATAAACTTTATACTCACTATTCATTACATAATAGTTTGCATCATAAAGTCTGGAAGACTTTGTAGTGGGAGATAAATTCGTCAGACTGTAGTCATGACGATACATTTCATATTTTGTTCCTCTCGTCCAGTCAACTCTTCTAACAAGTCTTCTGACGTTAGCAGAAGTCACCTTCTTACCGAAGGACATGTTATCACCAACAAAACTTTGATAATCAAAATTATCAGTTGGACTGGGAGTGTTGGTATCCCAGTCCGTGGTTCTACCGTATCCAACCACTGCTGGGTTGGAAAGACCTACAAAGATATAATATGAATTTGAAGAACTGGTGACGGAATCTACAAAATTTCCCGCATTTAATATTCTAAACTGATCTGTTACAATTGCCGCCATCGTAATAGCTTTTTTCTATATTTATAACCATCATAGATCCTTCTTCAGAGCGCCATTGCTTCTCAATCCATATCCACGTCTCTGGATTGTTGGGAATGTTGATAATCCAGAGTCAACTGTGAGACCAGTTACACCGATAGAAATAGGTGAAGACGCTCTGGAGAACCCCGATAATCTACCCCAGGAGAAGTGTCCTCGTGGATCAGTTGCACTACCAGTCGTTGATAGACCAGTCGTTAATGTTGTCGATAGAATGTTACATGTAGCAACACCAGTTGTAGAAGATGAGTGGAAGGAATTGATAATGTAGATATTATCTAAGAATGTAGTTCCAATTCCAACAGTAGAGGAATCCGAACCATTGATAGAAGTAACACCAGAACCAATGCTTGTCCCAAAGACATAGATTGGATATCCTTCTTGTAGACCAGTGAATGAAGATGCATTCAGAGTAAACTTGATTGCTAGAGGATTTCCGCCAGTTCCAACCGTAGTTCCAATTCCAGTAATAGTTCCAGCAAATCCTGCAACAGCAGTCATGTTCAGTACATTTTCAAATGATACTGATGGTAAAGTTGTTAGAACTTGTGGAGGTGCAGTATGAGTGTATCCAAGACCAGCATTGGTGATGCTAACTGCAGTGATTGTTCCATTCGAAACAGTTGCAGTTGCGGTAGCGGTAGTTCCGATACCAACACCAACTTGCTTTGGAGCAGAGATCTTAATCACTGCAGAAGAACCAGTGTATCCAGAACCACCATCTGTGATGGTAAAGGAACTAATAGTTCCAGCAGCAGAAACAACTGCGGTTATTGCTGCAGCAACTGGGTCTGTAGTTGTATTAACAATCAATGCGTCAGTTGAATTTCCACCTATACCATTTTCATAATTAAAGAGTTGAGCATCATCAACGAAGATTTCCGTATCGGAAGTGGAGAAATCACCAATAATCTTGGCAGTTGGGTAAACTTGACCTTCGATTGAATCTCTTGACTTGTAAATCAATTCGCCACCGAGGTTCTTATCTACTTTTTGCTTTATCCAACTAAAATCCTTATAGTTGGTATCATCAATACCAAGACCACCATAGATGTTAGTTTCAACTTTATCAGAAGCATTGATATTGTAGATTGTTCTTGGATCCTGAACAGCACTATTAGGAGTTTTATTCAGTTGAATAATATCACCAACCTTGATGGTCTCATTGATATTAACACTAACACTATCAGTGTCTCTTGTTCCCATGTAGAAGAATATATCAATGATATCATCTTCTTTTGGTGCTGTTGTGAATACGATAGAAGTTCCACCTTCAAAGTTGTAATTGACGTTTGGTTCTTGAAGAACTCCATCAATATAGATTAGTAGCAATGCTTCCAGATCAATAGCGGCAGAATCTACGTTATTTGAATCGACTTCGAAACTTAGCAAATCACCATTGTAATACAGTGGGAATCTCTTTCTTACACCATTCTGAAGACTTGAGATGGAGTCAATGTAATCAAACTGTCCAAACTGCCATGCTGCAAAGTTATCGCTGAAGACATCTAGGACTTCTAGTTCAAAGTCATTTACTGGGGAAGAGAGACCTGCGGCAGTTACCAAACCAACTGGTTTGAACTTATCCCCTTTTCTGAATCCCCAACCAGGTCTAGTAATCTTGAATGAAGTAACTTCAAACAATGTAGAACCGATACCAACATTAGTAACAGCAGCACCAACCTCAACATTAAGTAGAAGTGCACTTCCAGTATCTGTAGTAGCACCAATACCAAGGCGAGAAACGCCAACAACAGATAAGTTTTCGTAATTTGGTTCTGGTATTTGGATAGTTGGATTTGAACTATATCCAGTTCCACCATCACTAACAGTGAACGAAAGCGTTCCACCAGCACCTACAGTTGCTGTAATTGTTGCAGCATCTCCTGTGTGATTTGCGTCTGTTACCCCAATAGAAACTGTTCCACGATAACCAGAACCAAGGATGTCGGTAGAACCAAGTCCAACGGACTGAATAACCCCACCAGAAATAACAGCAGTTACTGCAGCACCAACAAGAGGAGCAAAACCAAGACCTTGTGTTGAACCAACGGAAACAATCAAACCACCTCTAGGGAGCAGATTCTGGTTTACATCATAGTCTGAGATAAAGGATGCATTATTAACACCACTAAACACGATGCTTGAGATACCAGCATTTTCAATGAAACTGTAGTTGCCGCCAGGATTATTGGAGGTTGTTGGTGTTTGGAACATATTATTGATGAACACCAAACCACTACCAGTTTCAATACCAGTGGTGTTTGCTCCACCAACGGTTAGTCTATAAGTAGCACCAATTCCAGTAAACTGTCTTGTGATGTTATCGTAGATTTGGTTGGTTGAATAATCCTGTCTGAGATAAACTCTTCCAGTAAATGTTGACTTAGCATAAGGAATGTTGCTCTCATCAACCAACTCTTGAGTGTTTCCTCTAGGAGCTTCTGTAAAGTGGATCTTACTTCTGGTCATGTTGTAAGAACCTTGATACACTCTAACGGTTGTTCCGTCAGTGTGGGTTGTCGCTAGAGTTCCAACGAAACCTCTTTCACTCTTAACAACATTGAATGAACCAGTTCCTGTGATAGGACCAATAGTTGTGGTTCCGATACCAACTGCATCAACCTTGACGAATTCATCATCAATCTTCAGAACATCACCTGGAAGTATCGAGGAAATACCAGAAACTCCGAAGTATGTTGCTCCAACAGAAATAGAACCACCATTATCAAAGAGAGTATGACTGATTGGGGTGAATGCTAGAGGAGATCTAGCAACACCGTCAATAGTAATGAGAGATTTCTCTAGTTTCTTACTCATTTCTAGGGTATGAGCATTTCCAGAACCAGCAGAATTAAAGGTTACTGCTGTTCCCGCATTAGCATCAGACTTACTTGTAGCAAGTTTGAATTCATTATTATTAATCTTGATAGCATAGACATCAACTGGTAGAATGTTGGTATCAGACATAACCATAGCGGTATATGAACTACCAACAAATGATGATCTTGGTGTGTAGGTTAGTTTTTCACCAGTGCTGAAGAAGTGATCATTAATAGTGAAAACACCAGTACCAAGATTAACAACTGTGGAAATACCTGGATCAAATTGCTTCTCAAAGATTGGTACTCCATCATGCTTAACATCAAAGTCTAGTTTGTTAGTTCTATCTCCATTGATAGAGTCAAACTGTTCTGTTACTATCTTTTGGTTTACTGTTCCATAAGAAAGTACCGCAGGGATGTTATTCAAATCTTTTTCAGTCTGAATAATCTCATTATAAGTTTGGATTGTGATATCATCAGAAATATTTGAATCTGGATAGAATATCAGATTGAAGTCAGTTCCAGATATCTCTGAACCAAACGTACCAATTCCAGTTGTGCTCTGAATTGAAAGATAAGGATACTGTACAGTAAATGTGTCTGTAGTATCATGATCAAATACGATTTGATGCAGTGCTGAAGTATTTCCGTAAGAAACTTTAGCAGTTGTTTTTACTGTAGTAACATCAGTAACAGAGTATGTTAGGATGGTTGAAATTCCAGTTCCAGAGAATACTGAATAGTTGGATTCTAATCTACCTTCTTTAACTGCACTGTCTGGTTGACCAGATGCCTTAAAGATGTGAGTTCCAATACCAGATGCGGTTGTACCAAAACCAACGACAGAAGACCTTACCAGAACTTCATTCGCCTCAGTATTTTCAAACTTGAGTGATAGAACTCCAGAATCTATGCTAGAAGTAAAGGTTCCAATGAAGTTGTTTGATATTTGTGAACCAGAATTGTTATCGAAGAAGAAGTCAGATTTGTAAGTATCAGACCCATCATGGTCAATGAACATATCAACAACAGTCTTGTCCTTCGTTACAGTATCTGTAAGTTCAATAATTGCGAATAGAGACTCTGCTGTAGTCGATACTTTTTCATAAACGGTTGCTGTAGAACCTACTCCAACAGTTACGTTGGAACCAATCAAGTCTACAAATCCGACTGACTGAGTGTTAATACCAGCAAGAGTAGTATTGAAATTGGTTTTGATAAACTTAATATCATAATCGGACTGATATGGATCATCTGGAGTGAATCTGAGTTTTACATTTCCAAAGGAATCCTTGATTGCCTGCAAATCACCTGCTTGAGTTGCAGTGTTGAAGATGGACGATTTTTCAACGGTAATCAAATCATCGGAAGGAGTGTTCAGAACAACAAGTTCAGTAGCTTGTACATCATTTGTGTTTGGATTTATAATCTGAACAAAGTATCTGCTATATCCATCATTGGCGATGAAAGTATCAATATCTTTATAGAGTGTAGTATTTGCATCTTCTGCATTAGAGAACTGACTATTGAAGTTATCAATTGTAAGAACTCTATTGGTTCTGCACTCAATATAATCACTGAGTTTCTTATTCTGCAGTTTAACGAACTTGGACTTGTTCGATGTTACATCAGTATCGATACCAAAATCAAAGAAGTTGATAGCATCAACTCTCATTGTTGTTCCATCAGCATTAACATTAATAATATCAACTAATGCTGTGCTAGTTGATAGATTGCTAGTTGCTGCAGATACTCTTCCTTCACTTGTAATTCCAGTATCTGAGAAGTTTTTGATGCCTGGTGGGTGAAGCAGTCTATTTACAGGATCTACCCAATCTTCATATACGATAGGACTCTTGATTGTGTATGAAAGATTCTGATAATAGTCATTATTTGGAAGGACTTGATAGTCTTCATCCAACTTACCAATATCATTTGACCATCCATAGTCTGTGTTTAGACTATAGTTGATTGTAAATATTCCCTTGTTCTCTTGAACAGAATCAATAGTTGCTAGAGCACCAGAATCCTTTCCAGAGATAACCTCACCAACACTTAGAGTGTATGTTCCATAAACCTTAATAGAATCATTTAGATTATCAGTAATAATCAAATCTCTCTCAATATAAGTACCACCAGACTTAGTGTAAAGAGTTTCACCGACAATAAATGGTAGTGGTTCTTGGGTTACGTCAAAGGTTGGATAGTTGTTTCTGTTAACAAGGAAAGCAAATGAATTTTGGGATGTGTTTGCTACACCAGCGTTAGTAGCATATGGTGAAATATCATACTCGACTTCTGCTGGGTTTGTGTTTCTGTAGGCAGTTACTCTGAAGAAGTTGTAACTGTAGTCTGCAGAGTTAAATCCAGTACCAGTTGTTGATGCTAACGATATGTTCTCAGCAAATACAAAGTCACCAACAACAAATGGTACTGTCGATGCAGTAAATCCATTAACTGGGGTTGAGAGAACACAAGTTACAACACCTGCTTGTGAGGTGAAGATACTGTTTATACCAACACCATTGCTATTGTTGACTGAATAGATTTTGGATTCTACTTCAGATATTCCCTTTGGAGACTCTACAATTTCAACAGAAGAGATTGCTGCGCCTTGCATCTTCGCAATTACAAGACCAGTATCATATGCCGTTCCAGTTGATGGATTAACAATTACTAAATCTGGTGCTGAAGTGTAACCAGAACCACCAGATGTAACATCAATGTTGGTAATTTCATTTCTGTTTACAACGGTAATATTTGGTGAGATGTAAACTTCAGGATTTAGAGTCTTATCTGCAGAGAAATCAAATCCAGGATCTTGAATTGTAATTTGATTGATTCTACCTAGAGTCTTAGATGTTGGGATAATATCTGCGTTTTCACCAATAGAGGATGCAATGCTAACGAACTTTGGAAGTTTCTTGTAGTTTGCACCACCAAAAGTGATTCTCATAGAATCTACACCACCCAGTGCTCCCAATGATGTTGTGGAGTACTTAAGAACACTTGTAGAATCTTGGTTGTAATCCAAGTCTTCTGGGACACCTCTCAGTGAAATATCAAAAGTGGTAGCGGCAACACCAGAAACAGTGTATGTTCCGTTGTATTTGCTATCTACAAATAATATTTCATTATTGTTTCTAACATCAGTATCAGCAGTGCTTATAAATCCAGACTTATCTAACTGATAATAAACCTTAGATGGTAGATCTTTGCTGTAGTTAAGTGTAAATGTAGCAGTGGTTGTAACTCCGACTGTTCCAACACCAATTGTGCTGAAGGTTGTTGATGAACCAATAGAAACTAGTTCATTCTCAAACTCTTTATCATAGAACAACTTGAGAGTATAACCATCGAGTGAAGTATCAGATACATTAAAGACTAGATTGTTATCTCTAACAACTTGGAGTTGTGGGCTAATCTTAGACAGTTCTTGACTGGAACCACCAGTTGAACCAAGACTTACAACAGATGGTGGTGTGGATACAGCGTCATAGTATGTTGTTGTTAGGTTGATAGTATCGTCATCAATTCTATAAACAAAGTAAGCACCAGTAGACAGACCAGATGCAACTAAATCTGAGGCATTGTAGAATACTTTATCTCCAGTCTTAAGACCATGATCAAGTATGGTCAGTTCATCGGTTGATGTGTTGACTGCTGTTGAATTGAATCCGATTGGGTTAGCAAGGAGTCTATCATGCTCCGAATTGTACTTAAGATATACTGATACAGAAGTTCCAATACCTACAGACTGCTCAGAGTTTAGGGTTAACTTAATAGTATCTCCATTAGTGAGATTGTGGTCTGTTGAAACAGAAACTCTTGCTTTGATCTTTTCTGCTCTAGCAGTTACTTGAGTTTTGTTATTTGTTAGTGAGTATCTGTAGTCTGTGCTGTCTCCGTTAGAAAGAATATTTCTAAAGTACAGACCTGCAGTATTTGTTGTTAGACCAACTTGTGTGCACAGACCAATAAAATCATCAGACTTCTTGATAACAAATAGTGTTTCCGTGTCTCCACTTAAAGGAATTCCAAATGTGGAGCTAGTTTCAGTATTTGAAACTGTAAATCCTTGAGCACCACTGTATTTTTCAAAAGTTACTTGTTGACCAGTCTTGAATGGATGATTTGGTAGATAAATGTTTTGGATAGGAACAGATACTGATATAGTTCTATCACCAATTCTATAATCATTGGAGTATGCAGATCCTGTCGTGGTTCCGATTCCAACTGATTGAATTGGGTTGAAGTATATCTTATCGTTCAGAGAAGAATCAAAGTAAGTTGTCTTAACTGGTAGGGTGAATCTATTTGTAGATACAAATACGTCAGTAAATGATGTATGAGCAGAACCTGAGACACCTCTAACAACCCTTATAACCTTATTGTCTGGATAAGTGCTAAGAACAGACATTCTCTCTGTTCCAATAGCAACTGTGGTCCCTGCAGATACTGTAGATGGAATGTTAATAACGTAGATATCGGTTACGAAACCAACAGTCGAGTTTGCGGGAACTTCAGCAACCAACTTAGTTGACTCTGATGTAACTCCAATCTTGTGCAGTTTGGTTAGATTTGGTACAAAGGTTGATAGACCAGAAATGATGATTTGATCATTCTCTAGGAACGTGTGGTATGGATCAACATGAACCGATACCTGATTAGAATTGTCCCAAGTAAGAACTGTAGACTGATATGTTTGAACCGTTGTGTTTACATCAACAATAGACTTACCAGTTACAGATTCAACGTAAGCGGACAATCCACCACCATTTGTATCTGTGTTATCAAATGATGCAACATCATTTACTCTATAGTTGCTTCCAGGTTCATTAATATCAAATCCGTCAACAGATCCCTTTGTAATGGAATCAATGACTGCAGTCTGCATAAGAGTCTCATAAGACTCTGAGATGAAGTCATTATTTGCGTATTTGTCTCCAATCTTATATGGGAATGTATTTCTTGTTAGTTTGGAGTTATTGAAGTCATATCCTTGGTCAATATTTTGTACAACTGGAAGTGAACGATAGGTATGACCTAAGAAATATGGGAACTTACTATTCTTTCCATCACTAGTAATGCCTACATGATAAGCATATACGCCATTTGGAAACTCAGGTGTTTTAGCATATCTTCCGTTATGCTCATCCAAATCTCCAGATGAATTGAACTTATAATCTTCTACAAAGAATCCTGCAGTGAAACCTAGTGGTCTATCAACAACATCTGACGTTGATGTTACATATCCACTATCAAGTATCTTGATTCCAGAGTTGATATCTGAAGCATCTGTGTAAGCATATGCACCATAAATTGGATTACCATCATAAGCCCACCCAACGATTGGTGAATGTGCTGTACCATTATCACCAAACTGGGAAGAACCGATGCTAGTTGTGTATCCAACAACACCATATCCAAGTTCACCATTGGTTTGAATTAGAATTTCATCGCCAAAACGATAGTGATTATTGAGGGTAAGAGGTCTTACAGATGCTTCAATGTTTCCATTTCTGCCTGCAGATGTAACTTGAATTGAAGTTGTATTTTGAGCGTATCCAACTCCGGGGTTTAGAACAACAACGTTAGTAATCTTACCACCAGATACTATTGCTCTCAGTTTAGCGCCAACACCATCACCGGTTACAGTCAAGTCTGGTGCAGAGGTATATTCACTACCACCACTGGTTACTTGAACAGAAACGATAGATCCACCAGAAATTAGTGGTTTCAGTTCAGCATCTTTACCATTTTTAATCTTAACGTTTGGTTTCTTGTGGAAGTTAAGAACAGTTGTTCCATATCCAGTTCCAGTTTCATAGAGATAGAGGTCTACGATCTCACCTCTAACTACTGGAGTTGCAGTGATAATACCAGTTAAACCATCATACTCAACATTAATGGATAGGGTAATATCTGGATAAGCGAAGTTTTGGAGTCCACTTCCTACAGCAGTAATAGAAACTGGGAGTCTCTTGGTGTAGTTTGTAGTAACAGTTGCACCAATACCAGCATCAGCAAGTTTAAATGAGTCATCAGAAACTTTCAGGACCTTGTAACTTAGAGTCGTTGATAAACCAGTTACTGCAGTTCCGTCAGTCGTGTAAACAACAACATCACCGTCGGCAAACCCATGACCAGTAAATGTGATTGTATTCTCAACGGTAGAGATATTTTCGGACTTAACTTTTAGTTTTCTATTCTGATATCCACTTCCAGGATTAATAACTTTAATTGAACTGAGAGTTTTCTTACCCTCATACATTCTGAACTTATGAATACCCTGAGAAGTTGTAGTAAATCCTACGGTGTTAATACCACTAGAGTAGTTCTCGAAAGATTCGTACAACTTAATTGTTGTGGTATTTACCAACTCGGCATAGTATACAGATCCACTATTCAACGCTAGGTCTTGGTGGGCATTACTTCCACCATAAGTGCCTACACCAATAGCATCATTTCCATTTCTGCTGTATACGATAGCATCACCATTTCTGAGATTGTGTGCTTTAGGGAAGGTGATTGTTTCGTTAGAAATATCAATTCCACCACCATCTGATGTTAGACGTGCATCAAATTCAACTTCACGATATCTTGTACCAACGATTGGTTCTAGTATTGCTCCAGTTCCATTACCACCAGAAATAGTTACTGAAAGAACATCCTTAATATCAAAGTCTTGTGGATCTACTTTAACTTCTTTTACGGTTCCTTCTAATACTGGTCTAACCAAAGCGGCAGTATATCCAACACCAGGAGAATCTATTTCAATGTCTGGAGGAGAAATAATATCATAATTGGTTCCACCATTGTAAAGACGAACACTTTCCAGAGGACCATAGTAAATCTTATCGTCTGATTTGTAGTTTAAAATCTCAACACCATTAACCAACATACCAATAGACTCTGGTAGTGTCGGTGTATCATTACCATTTTCAATATTTCTGGTTAGTGGGAACTTCTTAAGAAGTTTTTGGGGATAAATGTATCCACTTCTCTGAGCAGATAGAGTGAAAGTATGTGAACCAGTAGCACTATCTGATGTAAACTCAACTGGATTATCACTAACAATCAGTGATCTTGAAGCATATAGTTTGATTTGGTTTGTTAGGGGAAGAACCTTAACGTAGTAGTACCCCTCACTTAGACCATTCAAGGAAGAATCTGAGTATGTGTAATAGACTTCATCACCAGTGATGAAAGGAACGTTAGTAGCAAAAGAGATAACTGAATATTTTTCAGTTGTGGTATTATATCCTTGAAGGGCACTTCCACTTGCAGAAGATATCGTTGCCTTCAGAATTGATTCTGTAATCTCATATGATGGTAGTGAGTTTGAAGCAACATATCCATGTCCACTACGGTCAGTATAGACATTCTGAACATCGCTAGTCAGAGTGTTATCACCATAGAAAATATCAGTTCCACTACTAGATGCAGTGTTTAGTTTTCTTCTAATGGTATAGATTACTGTTAAACTTGAGGTGAATCCACTGAGGTTATCGAGAGTTACTTGCTTGTTAACTGCATCAATAACGGAAACTGTAGCATTGCTGTGAAGAACAGTCTCTGTTACTCCATTTAGAATGTCTACAGTATCACCAACTTTTAGACTTGACTTATCAAGTTCACTCTTTAATTGGAAAGTTGAACCATTAATGCTATCAACTTCAAATCTTGAGCTGGTATTGTATATCCAACTATTAGCAAATATTTCCTTATCGGTCTTATTTGTAGATGGATTCAGGATTTTTTCACCAACATTCTTGGTGTAGATTTTTTGACCCTCTACCGAAAGTAAAATATCATTAGTTGCTTCAAATTCAGACAATACGCCTGTGATTCTGAGTTCTACTTTCTTTGCAGTATCTCCATTTTCATAACCAAAGAAGACCTCATCAGTTCTGATGTCTGCCTTTGTTGGAATTGCAACACTAACACCAGTACAACCAAGGAACTGGTTTACAGTCTTCGCAGTATACGTTACAGTATTGACGCCAGAAATTACCTTTCCAGTGTCTGCAAATCCGACAGTAGAGTCAACGGTGATTACCGATGCACCTACAGATACTGGATTAATAACTTTTGTTTGAGGTTGAATTTCAAAAGTACCTTCAATAAGGTCTCTATCGTCAAATCCAACAAACAGACCAAGTTTGAAATAAGTATTGATACCAGATCTGGTGAAGATTTCTACTTCAGATACTGATGCTTTGGTCTCAGAATCTGAAGACTTGACGATTGTTTGACCAACCAGGTTGTTGGGGTCGCCAGAGACTCTCTCTGCAACAACAACTTCTCTTCTGATGAACTCTGCAGAAGATGGTTTTACAAGGTGCTCTTCTAGGTCGATTACCTGGGGGACAACACCATACAGAACTTTGAATAGAATCTTATATGACTCTTCCGTTCCTTTTGCTTCATAAAGACTTCTTGCTTCTTTTATGAAGTTATTAACATCCAGATTTGATACGAAATCAACATTCTCAAGACCTGGAGTGAGGGAGTACTTGAGTTTGTTGTAGAATTCTTTGAGGAAAAGAGAACTTAGGTTCTTTACAGAACTTCCAGAATCGTGGGATACTGCGGATGAAGTATTGAATAGCAGTTCTTCTGGATTCAGATCCGTCTTATATGTGGTAATACCACTAAATCCTCTGATACAACCAGTAAAAGAGTTTGTAGTGATACCAGTATAGGTGATTATCTCATCACCAATCTTAAACAGACCATACTCATGAGGGAATCCCTTTGTTGATGCAACTTCAACTGTATCGACAGTAGAAGAGATGCCTACAGAAAGAGTGGTCTCACCAGTGATTACTTCGGGAGTTAGATTATCTAACTTCAAGTACTGGTCAAGATTATTTGAGAGGTCTGAAGGACCACTCTGATATTCTTGAGAAATATAATACTGTTTTAGAAAATCTACTGTTTTTGGACTTTCCGAAAGTATGAATTCTGGTAGTTGACTCTCGATTATTTGCTGAACTTTTACCCTCTTCTCAAAGCCCGTTTGTATCATTTTATCCTCTCTTTAGTTCTCCGTTTAAGTAACTAGAAGTAACTTTATAACCGACGCCAGAAATCTGTTCGCCAGATGTTATAGTATCTTTAACCATATTTATGGTGCTATCAGCAACAGAAAAGGATAGATATAGATCCTTTAGACCAATGATATCGTTAGACTCTGGGAACGCCTGAATCTCTACAATATTATTAGCAATTGCTGTAGATGTGATGTTTAAAGTGTTGAGAATGATCTCACCTTTCGTGTAATCTACGGTGCCTGCAGACTTCACCACGACCTCATACTTCCCAGTCTCGTTAATGTCCTTAACGATAGAGATAACGCCCTTCCCGTTGCTTCCAGGTACGTCTGTGAAGTAGAACGTGCCTATTCTACCAGCGAGAGTGAACCCTGTGCTCTTGATATTGAACCCATCCTTGTTGATGTGGAACTTATTACCAAAGCAAAGTTCATATTGTGCAGATTGGTTGATTAGTGCTTTTAGATTTCTGCGAATGATAACTCTTGTAATATTAGAGGTAATCGCATTATCACTATTATCAATTGTCTGGCACAACTTACTATATTTGAATCTACCACCAAACTGATTGATGTTTGCCTTGGCGAAAGTGTTCAGAACAGAGGTTACTTTTGTCTTCAGTGCATTAACATTGCTAACCTGGGAACTGTTGTAGTAAACTCCAGAGTTAATTTCAACGTAAAGGACCTTAAGATCAGTAATTCTCTGGTTAATACCAGAAAGTGCATAATCTTTCAGTTTTGTAAGGATAGTTTGCTTGTCGAAGTCGGAAACAAAGTCACCATTCTTTGGTTTGATGCTAATAATGACGTTTCCGAACTCTGGTGGGTCTAATTCTTCGCCACCAACGACAGAAACTGACTCTGTGTTAGGGTAAATTTGCTGAATAATCGCTTCATAGTCACGAGTCGTCACTGCTCTATGCTGAGAAGCGTAAATTCTTGGTGCGAAGTACTTAATTGAGTCAATACTTTCAATCGCACTGCCGTTTGCTGACGAATTTACGGTTGTAACACTAATTGTATTGGTTGGAATGACCGTATTTGCTAAAGAATCTAAGAATCTACCGGAGAATGAGAAATTAGACGCTCCATTTCCGTCTTCACCATCAGTGATAATGTATGAAACGGTAATAACCGCTCCATTTTCCAGTTTTTTGCCGAAATATCCGTCTCCAAACAGAAGTTCGTACTTTTCATCCTGAACTTCTTGAATCAGATAGATTTCTGAACTCTTATTGATGTTTAAAATGTTGTCTACACGGGAATATTCTCTTCCTTCACCACTATCAGAGAGTCCTTTGACTTTTACGACAATAGTTGAGGTATCAATGAAGGAATTATCAAGAATAAAACGCTGATCAAGTGATCCATCGACCAAAAATTGCTTCTTGAGATACGTTCCTTGATAGATCGTAATGTTGTTGAAAGAAGCAGCACCAGAATTGATTGTTGTAGTGATGCTTTCTGGTATTGAGAAGATATAATTGCTGTTTTCTGCCGTCCCTACGCACACCAGACCCGCCTGTAAGGTCAGTGTATCCGATGATGAGGTAGTTGATGCGCTCAAACTTACAGTTGCCTTAGCGGCGTTCCTGGAGCGAGGTACATAACCAATGTTTCTGGCGAGAGAAACGACATTTTCTCTCAAAGTTGCCGAATCCAAGAAGGATTCGTTGACTACCATGTTCGCATTGAATGCATTAATATAGGTATTATATGCTAGCGTGTCGATTAAGACAGAAAAATTAGACCCCTCAAAGTCAAAATCCGTGAAATTTGAGTTAGCACGGAGATAATCTTTGATCGAGGTCCTTATTTGGTCAAAATCGAGGTTCGTAAACTTTGTAAAAGGCATCTTTTTATCTGGTAGCCTCTAATAAGAATGTAAATTGTTGCGCTGGAATGTCTTGACCGATGATATTGTACAAAACTGTGACCTCAAACGTGTTATTATCGGGTTGAGGATCAACATCTACCCTAACATTATTGACTCTTGGTTCAAAATTAGCAATCGTGGTCAAAATTTGCTCTTGAATGACGGTAGCAGTACCAAAATCGACGAAATCAAACAGACTTGAGCGCACATCAGACCCTAAAAGTGGTTGAAAAAAGCGCTCATTTGGTATTGTCTGCACTAAATTACGAATTGAACGGGTAATTGCCGCCGCATTCTTGAGGACAGGTAGATCTTTAGTCACAGGATGGGGCTCAAAAGACAAACTAATGTCCTTAAATGCTCTAGAAACCCGTGAAATCGCCATTTGTCAAGAAGTTTTCTTGCTTTATTTATATTTACATCCAAGGATTGCCATAAGTTGGCTCTGTTCCATAGTCCCAATCATCATAATCTTCATCATTACGAATCTTTTCATGAAGTTGTGACTGTTTTTTCAAGTCATGCTTCTGTTCATAGTCCATGATTTCTTGAAGAAATTCCTTCTTTTCCTCATAGACATTGATTTTTTGCATTGAACCATAGTCTGAAGCAAGTTTTGTGGTGCCCCACATCTGCTTCATGTACTCTGTGTTTCTATCGACAGGTGATTGTCCCATTTTAGCTCCTGATTTATACAAATCAGAACTTTTAGAGGGGTTGCTATCCCTTATGACTTATTTATTTTCATGAAAAAGGGGGGTCTAATGCCCCCTTGTGTTTAACCTTTACCTTGACCGCGATAAGGTTTACGCGCTTTATTGCGAGAAGACGCGGCGTACTTCGTTCCACCCCCTGCTCCTTGACGAGACTTTTTAGGCGGACCAGGAATATAAGAACTCTTATTCAGTCCAACTTTTGCCTTAGCCATAACAATTCTCCTTAATGATTTCAGTGTCCAATTCTTCAGGTCTTGGAGTGCCTGTCTGATAGTATTCTACCGACAGGTCCTCCATTGTATCGAAATACTCCTCCTGAGTCAAGTGGGAGTATATCTTCCTCCCCTTACAATAGATATTGTAAAGTTCGTTAGCCATCAAATAATCCTTGTCTTCTCGTGACCAACTCTGATACGAGGATCGCACCAGATTTCAAAGCCTGCTTCCTTTGCATCTAAACAGAACGATACATCCTCTCCGCACATATCTTGTACGTCACCAGATTCAAAGACTTGCATCTTTGGAGCAAACCAGGGATACTTCATCTCTTCGTGCTCAAAGACTCCATGCTTAATTATTAACCAACCAAATCCTGCATAGTCAACAGTGAATGGTTTCTTACGCTTCGACATCGTTTCCAATGTCTCATGATTCATGACTCCTCCATTGTTCTTGAAGTCGTCCTCTTCCATCCAGTGTGCTACAGAGGTCGTTTGCCCGTCTTCCGTACAATACCAACCACTAGCAATATCCTGATCCATCAATACTAATTGTAAAAACTTTTCAGTATTGAAAACAATATCAGAATCAATCCACAATTGATAATCATACTTCAGCTTGCCGTCCCAGGGAATCTGGTCAGGTCCACGAAGTACATTCGCCCCTAGGCACTTGCATCGTGCGAAGTTGACCATCGAGGAGTAGTCTTGAGAAATCTGAATACTAGCACCGCTCTGTACGATATCAAAACAGAGCTGTACGAAGTTCTTTAAGAAGGTGTAAGAAACTCCGCGCCCAGGTAGACAGAAGACGATTGACTTACCACGGATCATCTCCCGTGCCTTCTCATAATCGAATTCTACTTCCTTGGTGACTGTCGGAGTCTTTGCTTTTACAGTAAATCCTTTAGCCATAAAACAGTGTAATTACATCAGTTATCATACAGCATTATCTATATGAGGTCAAGTGCTACGCCCTTGAGTATCAAGTGCCGCGCCCTTGAGTATTAATCCTCTTTAACCTCAGTGATAATGATTGCTTCCCCGTCAATCTCCATGTTCACTACAGTGCCCTCATACCACCCAAACTCACTCAATACCCATTCAGGTATATTAAAGTAGTACTCCCCAGTTATTGGATCGACCTCTACAGTCGTATAATTTTCTCCGGGATTTTTTTGCATCTCAGGTATTCGTGTTTCCATTTTTGTTTTATATAGAAAAGATGTGAGTTTAATATTGAGCTCGTGATCGTAACACTTTATAGCTTATGGGGACCCATCGCTTTTTAAACGCGCCCCGACCGCACGGGGGCGGCGGCGGGGGCACTGCCGGAGCACGAACCCAGAGGCGCTGGGGGTCAGAGACCCAGGCGCTCACGGGCAGCGGCGCGACGGTCGGCAGCATACTGGGCGGCAGCGCGACGCTTAACGCTGTCCAGGTCACGGACCATAGCAGCACCGATGCCGACCTGACGGGTGATGGTTTGACCCTTACCACCGCCGACAGCGTGAGAAGCGGTCTGACTGTCGCCACCCTGAACAGAACCCATAGCAGCGCCGCGACCATGCTGGGAGTTACGCTGCATGGTCTCACCCTTACGGGGACCACGGGTACGGAGGCACTTGATGGTGACTTCCTTACCAGCGGCGTTAAGGTCGGCAGCGATAGTGGAGAGGTTGGAGAGGGAAGCGTTCATCGGGTTGTGTTCCTTTCGACCCTTATAAGATACATCAGAACGGGGGTCTGTGCCGAAATGGTGGACAGTCCCCCAACTGTCCTCAGTACTCCAGAACCTGGGGGGCAGCGTCGGAAACCAGAGCGGCGACCTTATCCTGTTGCAACTTGAGAACCACTTGAGAGTTGCGGTTCGCTTTGCTCAAACCCAGAAACGCCTTGATGCCGTTGTTGCTGGTTACACGGAGACGGAGCCCCAGGTCCAGGGTTTCGCCGTTACCCTTGAGAACAATGCGGCGGGAGGTCGTACCCTTACCACTCACAAGGTGGGCAGTGTAACCAGCAGACAGGCAACGGGCGGCACGGATGCTATCATGCCCCATCACGTAGCAACGCTGGGCGGCGGTGTCGTTGATGACCATGCTCATCCCGTGGTTAGCGTTGATCAGTTCAGAGATCAACCAAGCGGTGAGGGTCTCCGAAGTGATGGCGTTCAGAGCATCGCTACACACTTCGTTAAAGAGGTCTCGGGTTTCCTCTACGATGGCGCTACGCTCATCGGTGCCCCATTGGCGGGCATTGGCGACGAAGGAGCGGAAGTCTTCAAAGCGGGCAGAGTCCAGAAGGGCATCGGTTTGGGAGGTGTTGACCCAATCGAAAGACCCATTCTTAAGTCCTGCTTTGTGCTTGATGCTGATAGGGGTAGCACCCGCCATGGCGTCCGCTTTGTTACGGGTGCCGCCCAAGTGGGTCACAGTCTCAGCGAACACCTTACGGGCGTTCAGAAGGGAGATGGTGTCGTGCTCATTGGCGACACCAGAGTGATGAACGGATCCGTTGGTTTGGAAGGTCATGGGGAATCGGGTGAGCGCCACCCGTTTGAACTGTATGTATTGTAGCAGATCGGGGGGACCTTAGAGGTCCTGCATCATGGAGTTGATCTCCATGCCGTCGATTGCGGGATCGTCCCAGCGGCAACCGTCGGGGGTCTGTCCAAGGTGGCGACCGATCTGCCCGTCGGTCATGCAGCGAACGAACTTCTCCCAGGGGGTCTCCAGTCCTTCACGGTAGGTCACACATGCCTTAGCGGTGTTGTAGAGGAACTCATCGTTTCCAATCCACAGGGCGACGTTCCAGGTCTCCCAGTTTGCCCAACCGTTGTAGGTTTCGGTTTCGGTGACCATGGAGGTGAGTGCTTGCATTTGGTTTCGTTTGACTGAAGTCAGTATAAGGGGTCGGAGGGGGTCTACTGAGCGAAGCAGTGACGGTTTACCCACTGTCCCTTAGAGGTGTCACCACTGAACCAAAGCATCTTAAGGATGGCACGACGCGACACACCAGTATGGCGGTACTCAGTCAGGGGGGAGGCGAACCAACGGACGCGGGCGGTTCCCGTGATGGGGTTCAGGCGGAGGGTCCAGACTGAACGGGAGTCGTTGCAGTTGATCGGGTAGCGCATCAGGTCCGTTGTGGTTGAGAGTATTGTAGCAGGTCGGAGGGTCAGTCCCACCACCCGTTGCGGGTGTTGACCTTCATCCCCATGGCAGCGCAGAGCATGGGGAACCCGATGGCGGCGATCATCAGGAGACCAGCGGCGAGGTAGTGATTCATCAGGTCGTTTGCTGTTGAGAGTATTCTACAGGGTCAGGCGACTCAATCGCGGTCGGAGATGTGCCAGCGTCCCCACTGTCCCTGGGGGCGGGTTGCTTCCCACTTGCTGAACCATGCCTGCTGGGGGTTCTCAGGTTCAGGGGTCAGGATCTCAGTAGAACCAGCAATCTCAGACTGAGCGCGGATCGCTTCGAAGCGCCGTTGCTGCTGCTTCACGAATTCGGTGTAGTCTGCCATGATGGCGTTGAGGTCGGGTGTTTTGTTCATGCTGTCATTATAGGCACGGGGTCGGACGGTTTCGGGCGATCGGTGGACAGTCTGAAAAGTGGCACAAGGTGACTGGTTTGGGGTCCGCTGGGCTCTACAATACGGTCACAAGCGAAGGAGGGGCAGGGTCGCCCTTATGACGAAAAAGGTCGCCACTCCCCCTGCCATAAAATAAAAATAAGAAAGTATAAAAAAAGGGAGGTTATTTCCTCCCTTAAGCATAACTCATGCGAGCAGCAGTTCGTTAGAAAGAGTGCCCAACTTCATGGCGTTACGAAACTCAGTGGTGAAGAATTCAGTGCCATTGTAGAGGCGAATGAACCACTGATAGTCTTTCTGAAATACACCTTCCCCAGCGATTGCGTGCTCACTCAGAATAGCATTGATGCGGGACTTGGTGGTCACAGACTGATAACCACCGTCCCAAAGACGCACACCGAAGTCACCAACCTCTGCAATCTTATTGCCATGGAGATATACCGTAGAGGTGTTAGTTTCGGCGTCAAAGGTAACTTCAGTGTTAGCAGACTGCCAGTTGATGCCGTTAGTGATAGCGGCGTTCATTTGGGTTTCGATCTTACGCATGAGAGGTGAGGTTGTTTGACTTGAGATAACAATACAGGATCTGGGGGACTTGTGTCGGTTTGGTGGACAGTCCCCCGACTGTCACACCAGGAAGGTGGAGGGGTCACCGTAGTCTCCGACGATGTTACCGAAGCAATCGCGGATCTCAGCGTAACCGAACTCCTCAGACAGGTCCAGGCAAATCAGCATAGCACGGTCCAGGTCCGTGGTGGTTTCGTTCTCCTCAGGAGCAGAGGGGCAAAGGATTTCGTAAGTCATGAAGACATGATGACACGGATTCGGACGCAATGGGGACAATGGTGGACACCTACCCGACTGTCACAACCCCTCCCTTCTGATACGAATCCGTATCAGCAAAAATATAACACTACGAATCCGTAGCGGCAGCCGACCCAAAGTATAAAACAGTGGCGCACGAGTTAGCATCACAAACTCATGAAGAGTTTGCTATACTTAAGAACGAACTTGTAAGTATAATAATGTGCCAGTAATCATAGTGGCACATTACATCTCCACTTCGTATTCTTTTATGTTAGTGTTAACTTCTTCGTCACCATGTAGATCTAAAAGATCTCTCCAATTTAGACTGCGTAAGTCTAAATCATCATAACACATTACGTTGAGCGTTATAGTAACTAGGCGCTTGTTATGTGTTAACATGTGACTAGATGTGCGTGTTTACGTATAATCTAGTGTGTGTATCTAGATGTGTATTATCTAGTACACATTATGCATAATGTTGATACGCAAGCGTGTTGTAATCTTGTGTATCTCGTGCATAATCCTCGTCGAGATCTTGTGCATCTAGTTGAGCATAATACTCGTAGAATACATCCTCGTCGAGATTATAATCGTTGCTAAATGTATAGTCGAGATCGTAATCGTCGTACATAATTCTCGTCGAGATCTGATGAACGCTTGTTTATTGTAGCATATATCTAGTCGAGATTCAACCTTTCTAGGTATAAGTCTCGTCGAGATTCATAACCATTATTTATAAGTTTCTGTGAATTTATGTGTGGGTCTCCTGATATTTTCGCGGGCGTCAGACTTGACAACTTGCGCGTCTTATGATACGCTCGCTAAACTTGCATAAGATCCGACCCTTTATAAGGTTTTAGAGAGTATAAGGAGGAGGGGTTTATAAGGTTTTAGAGAGGTATTATGATACTAATTCATATCATTATTCAACCTTATTACGAATACTTATCAAGAAGAATAAAACATTCATTTATATTTAAAAAGGTATTTTTAATACTAAAAAACCCCATTTAAGGGGTAAAAGTGCTAATTTTAACTTATTTTACCTTTGTTTTAGTTGTGCTACCCTACCAGTACCATAAGGTTGATTACCAGAAGGAATTAACTGTTCTCTCTTCTTCTGTTGTTCTTCTCTATTACGTTGTGCTAATGGTTTCAATGCTAGATCATATAATGCTTTACCTGCACCAATACCAGTAGTAACAACAGAAGACATTGGTGCAATATTCTTAGGTACTGCTTCTAATGCTTTTAACTTAGGAAGCATTGTTAGTGCATGAGTTGTTATAAACGGTACTGCTTGTCTACCTGCATATCGAGTACCATAATGTACTGCTCTTAGACTTCTGCTAATGTCTGCTTCTTGAATGAATTGATTGAATGTTTTCATTAGTCTAACCCCTGTTGTTCTGCTGCTTTTCTCATTCTTTCACGCATTGCTTGTCTACGCAAATCCCTTTGTATTTGGGGTTGGTTTGCTCTTGCTGCTGATGCTTCTCTTCTTGCAGTATCAGTACCAATTAACTCATCAATACCTTGTTCTGCTTTTTCTCTTGCCCTACGTTGCGCTTCTGCTTTACGTTCTTCTTTCTTCTGTCTATTATAAGCATCATTTGGATTAAGGCGACCACGTTGTACATTAGGAGTACGGGGTTTAGCAGTATCCGCCTTCATAAGATCAGATACTAACTTAATACCACCAACAATAATAGGTAATGCTGCTTTACCTATAGGTGCTGCTAGTGGTAATACTAACGCTGCTTCTTGAAACTCTTGAAATGTCTTCACCGCTATGATGGATTACTTCTCATCATATTTATTTGCTCGTGACTTAATGTATTTCAACTGATGATAATACTCAGGGAAACATAACACTAACGTACGAGTCTTATGGTGTATTGGACAATGGATAATATCCTCCTCATCCTTACACTTCACACCTATTTCAATCGTTATGTATTGGGAATCTTTGTAGTAGATCCAACCTTCTACTGAGTGTTTATCTTTATTCCACATTACATAATCATCGACTTCAGGCGTATAAGGCATACTCTAATGGATTGAGGTTGAGGGGCATAGAAGTATAAGGAGATGTGTTTGTGAGTTGTACTACATCTCCTACTGTTTTTGAGTTAATGGGGGCGTGGAAACGTTTGGTCTTTGTATTGTAGAATCCCCAGATAGTACGAGTTGGAGCACCACCATTGTACACAAACCGACGATTACATAAAAGGAAGACAGCAATAACATCACGCTTGAATTGTACTGCCTCATATTCATAATTAGTCGGTGGTTGATGTGGTATCAGGGATAGCACGAAGTCGCTTAGGATTTGTTCCTTCATTGATGAGTTCATCTAATAATGCTTTCGCCTGTTCTTTGTTCAGTTTGGTAGAATTGCCTGGTACAACTTCCCATCCAGTCGTAACAAACTCTTCAACCTTATACAGTTTCTCTTCAGTCATTGTTCAAGTGGTGAATGTTTCTACAATACCTGATTCTTCATCGTTCGCTAATGCATAAGTCGATGCTAGCGTAACCTTTTCCATAATCAGGTTATCGTATTTAGAATCACATTCGTCCCGCCAATCTAACAAAATATCATGGCATTCAACGTCACTTTCAGCAATGACGTTTAATAAACCACCATACTCTGATGAAGGAAAAGGAACCCAATAATCAACCAAATACAGGTACTTCATTTGTGTGTGTAAATTACTCCTCGATTCTATTGTAGTTTTTTGTGCTTGTCAATAGGGATAACTGCCGATTGATTTCTACTTGAAGTGTGACCAATTTATTCTTCATAAACTGCTCATACTGATTTCCTTCAATGAGTGAAAGAATGTTATTCGTTTGCATTAACGCCAAATGCAACTTCACTTCCTCAGTCACAGAAACTCCTCCATCAAATAATCGACAGTCACTTCCATCTTTGCCGCACTGTTCTCCAGAAACTCATCCAATAATTCAGGAGCATCCTCCTGCATTACCGTTAAAGTCTGATACCACAGTTTAGTAGGAAGGGACGACATCATTTCGGAGTCCTGTTTCTGTTCGGTCAAGAGTTTCCCAAATTGAGTGAAGTCGTTCGTAGAGTGCTGCTGTTGATCCATACTCTTTCGCAATGCGGTTTTCATCAATGGTTTCTATTAACTGCAATGCAGATAGAATTACTCCTATCTCATGCACGTTTAAGTTAATATCTACATTCGTCTTCATTGGTCCTCCGTATAAACTAATACTATTTTAGCACATTAGTCTTGCAGTGAAAAGTTCGGAGCCCACATAACAACATATTGTCCGTTATCGTCTCCCTGTGCTTCAAACCATTCTGCATACTCTTCATATAATGCACGACAGGTGTCTTCCTCATCAACTTCTGCACAACTCTGGCACAATGCATAAATGTGGTCCAGTTGATCTTCAACAATGTCGATACGTTGTTCGTCAGTCATTTTAGTAAGTCTGAAGTGAGTTGATTTTATCATGAAGCACAACCAAATCAAAGACGTTTTGGTTCACTTCACACAAGTCCTGCGACTCAAGAAGTTCAAGCAGAATCTTGATTTCTTTCTGTGAAAGTTCTAAGGTTTCCATTACTCAACAGGCATCAAAGACTCAAGCATTTCCTCATCATAGAGTTCTATAACCTCTCCCTTAATGTCATCTTCGGTGCAATCCTGATAGGCATCCATCAACATATCAAAGCACATCTGACACAAATCATCCATATCCATGCCTTCAACAATCATGTTGGCATAGTTCTCTTTCAGTTGATTGAGTTGTTCGTTGTTCATGATGTTAGGGTCAGTAGGAAAAGAAACGAAAGACATCAGTAGTCGTAGTTAGCGTTCAGGTACTCATTAACGTCGAACTTGTTGTCTTCGTCAAGTTCCTGCAACTCAGGAATGTCGAAGATCTCACCAGGAGCGTCAGCAATCTCAAAGAAGTCGTTCATGTCGTTTCGTTTGAACTGAAGTCAGTATAGGGCAGAATCAACCCACCGTGCGGGGGTACTGAGCCAGTTCCTCAGGCGTCACATTCGGCACAATGGTGACGGTGAGGCGCTTCCAACCACGGATCTCACGGATCCCCTCTACCACTTGGTTCACCATGCGGTTATGCTGGGAGTCGCGTCCCTTGGCGGTCTTGCACTTAGGGCGCTGAGCATACAGGATGCTGGTGGTGTCGTCGCTGTTGTCGATTTCGATGCGGTAGGTGGTCTTCAGCATTGGGGCGTTCCCTTGACTACCTTAGTAGTATAGGGCACCAGAGCACCCCAGAGAGGGGTACTGTGCCAGTTCTTCAACTGGTCTGGAATCGACCGCTGTTAAAGTTGGCGCGACTGAACGCCTCCCGCTTCACTAATTTGAAAAGACCGAACTCATTCGCATAAACATAACCCTCAGCGTCAATTCGATCGAATCCCACATAAGCAGTGGGTCCATTGTTGCGACAAACCATCAAACAGTCGTCCTTAATAGCCTTGACTAATTTCCACAATCGAATTAAGTTGCGGTCGCAGTCGCAGGCGATGGTCAGTGCCTCCTCGTCCAGTTCGGCACCGACTTTTATGAAAGTGTTAAATACCTTCTTCATTTCCTTCGCTTTCTTATCACTTACGAACTCACAGGTAGTAGACATTTGCTTAGCAAAACCCACAACCTCAATCATATCCTCAAATCGGTCAGCACCGTATGCTATCCATGCCTGAGGTTTGATAAACTTACAGTGATGAGTATCAGTCAGACTGAAGTCCAACGGGCGACCAACTGCATTGCGGAGATCACTCTCAGCGTCATAATATGTGTGAGGTGCAATAATGATAGTCTCCCTAATCACACTGGGGAAGACATAGGTAATGGTGTTAGGTTGATACTCATCACTACCACCAACACCGATAAAGTCGCCCTGCAAAATCCACGGAGTACGCGGCAGATAGTCATAGCAAAGATGTAGAATCTCTGCTACTTCACCAGTATGATTATCATCAATGTCCTGGTGGGATTCATTGATCTTGATCTTTACCTTATTGAATACACTTTTCGTACCCACAAAGAAGTTACCAGTAGCAGGATTGCGTCCCCACACAATAGCAGGAGCACCGTCAATCTTCAGACTCAACTTACCATCAGTCACAAACCAATTCAGTGCCGAAAGGTCACCCGTAAGGATAGAATCTTCGGGGTGTTCGATGTGAGTGTTTTGCATTTCAGTTAAGAATGTGACGGTAATCGATGGACTTGATGCACCAACCTGCGGCAGAAGTAATCTCTTCTACAAGGTCGTCACCATCATCTGCCTCCCAGAATGTGCCAATGTAGTCATCATACAAGTCAATACGGTCTTGCTCCGTTAGTTCTTCCTCAGCAGCATCACAGTCAAGATCAAACTCTATCTCAGTGACTTGGAATTGCATTAGAATAACTCCAGTTGGGCAAACATCAGGTGGTCGTCACAACTATCAGAGTCGTGAAGGTCAAGCATATCAGTATCAACATGCTTGACCAGTTTGCTGAAAAGAAAGTCAACAAACTCTCGGTTTTCTTGTGTAATCATTCTCCAAACATTTCGGTGAAGAGGTCAGGGCGATTCTGACGGTCATACTCTTCATTAACATAGATGATTGCTGCTTTGATGCCCATCACCTTGAGATTTGCATCGTGCAGTTGCTTCCGCAGGTCATACAGTTGCTGGTTGCGTTCGGTGATGGTCATTGTAGGAAAAGAGGGAGGTTTGATGAAGGAAATGTGGAATCAGCAGTAGACAGGAGAGTAGTCAGAACCGCTGTATGCTTCCAGGTTAAAGTCCAGGACTTCAGCACCGTTAGCAATGTACTGGTTGATGTCGTACAGTGCGTCAGACTTCACACGGGTGGTGAAAGAAGTCATTTCAGTTTCCTCACCCTTGTGCCAGATCACACGCTTAACGAAACGCTTGCCGCTGCCCACAGGGAAGAAGTCGATAGTGGTAGCGGAGGTTTGGAGTTGCATGGGGGTGGTTCCCTTGATTACCTTGTAATTATAGGGCACAGAGGCGGTTGGGAAACGCTTGGTGTGCCACCTCTTCAACTGTCACAAGACCCCTATCTATCAGATAGTCATGATACAGTTCTTCTTCCATATATCGTGCTTCTACCTCATGAGGTTGATACCAATACTCATACTTTTCGACTGGTTCTTTAGAATAACACAATTTTCCGTAACGGGAGCGCAGCAGACCATCCACCCATTGCTTCATGTGGGTCAACTCATGAAAAAGAGTTTTTACATACAACTCCTTGTCCATGTAGGTATTCATTTCAATCAGAAAGTGCCGTGGGCGATAAGACTCATCCACGACATCACAATACCCATAAACCTGCTCACGATTCAGACCACGATGTACAATATCCAACGTGATCTTATGTCGTGGGAAATACTTATTCAGAAACCAAGAGGTAACATCCTCACAGAGTTTCTTAGAATAACCGTATCCAGAATGGTGGATGTAAGACATGAACCCCAGTGAAGAAACCAAATGAATGAACTAATGAATATGAGTTTATGTGTCGCAGTCATGCCCAAGCACTCATAAACTCATCCATACTGAATATCTCATCAGTACCAGTTTCCTCAACTAACTCATCATAAGACATTTCTTTCAACATCTCCAGGTATTCTTCAGGAGTTGCATCTACATCAGGATCGAAATCATCATGACAAAGAAACACATACTCACTGTAAAGTGCTTCGATTAGTTGTTCTTTACTGTACTTCATCGTGCGATAATGTCAACAGATTCAATCAACATCATTGCCAGGTCAACCTCAACATCCTCATCAACAATGGGAATGTTAGCATCAACGAACTCAGTTGCAAGTTCTGCTAAAAGTGTGGTCATTCGCTCATCAGCATAAGCAAAGGTCGCAAAATCACTCTTGAAACCATCACGCAGCAGACGAAGAGATCGTGTTACTGTCAGGTCTTTGATTTCTTGTTGGTAGTCAGTCATTTGAGGAAAGATTTGAGTTTGCAAATACATCAACGCTGGTAAAGATAGCCACCCGCCCAGTCAGCATGTTGCAGCAACCATTCACGTTGCTCAATCAATCGCAGGTCATAACGAACACCTTTGGCAGGAGACTTCCAGGAAGCAGACTTATACAGTTCGCCAGTCTTCTTATCTACGAAAGCATGGACAGAGCAGGAACCGTGAGCATCCATGATAATTTTGTGATACTTACGTCCTTCCTCAATGTAGAACTT